CCTGTTTCAAATCAAACAGATCAAAATAATATTACTCTACAAACAAGTGAAAAAAATACAGTGGTAGAAGGTTCTATAAATAATATACAACAACAGCGCGAAAATGATTTAAAACAAAATATCGCAGCATCGCCTGGACAACAGGGAGTAAATAACGGTAATAATAACGACAACAACAACAACAATAACAATATAAATGATTTTGTTACAAGTATCCAAAGTGCTGTTTCAAGCGGCTCTTTAAGTTTACCTTCGAGGGATATACCACAAACACAAAGTCATATAACACAGGATGATCAAATAAAACAAAATTTTATTCCAGGAGATAATGCTGATTACATTGACGAAGATAGAAGCAAACACGATATTATTAACGATTATATAAAAAAACAAGAAAATAATAATAAAGCAGACGATTTATATAATAAACTACAAACACCAATTCTAATGTCGGTATTATATTTTATTTTTCAATTACCGGTAGTGAAAAAACTATTTTTAAAATTATTTCCTGCCTTTTATCACAAGGACGGGAATTTAAATTTAACAGGATTTATTGTAAACAGTGTCTTATTTTCCATTAGCTATTATATAATAAATTATTCAATTGATTATTTTAGCATCTAAAAACATAACATAACACATTCGAATATTCTACTCTTCAATATTTAACTTTGTCATAGTAACTTTGGCTTGATCAGCAAAATAATTTACAATTTCGTCATTTTTATAATCGTTAATGTAGCGAACTTCTTTTATACCAGAAGCACATAATACTTTAATGCAATTGATACATGGATAATGAGTTATGTAAGCAACACTATCTTTACAACTAACCCCTCTTTTGGCACAATCCGCAATGGAATTTTGTTCTGCGTGAATAGTTGCTATTTCATGATTGTCGCGCATAACCTGTTTATGTTCAGCACCAGGCAAATAACCATTATAACCCTGAGATATAATTCTGTTATCTTTTACAAGCAAACAGCCTACTTTTAATCGCTTACAAGGTGAACGACTTGCTGTGAGAGTAACGATATCTTTGAAATATTCATCCCACGATGGTCGTTTAGGTTTAGGTTCAATGTCTTCACCCATATTAACTAATATATATAATATTATTTTTATGTAGTGTTATAAGTTATAAGTTATATGTAAAAATAATTTATTGTTATATGGATGATAACAATAAACTATTAAATTTATATGTTAATACATTAGTAAAGAACGTAGATTCAAAAAAAATACCAAAGGAAATAGATCTTATATTCGATGGTGGAGTGTTTAATGGATTTATCGGCTATGGATTTTCTATGTATTTAAATGAATTACAAAAACAAAAGAAAACGAAAGTTGTTCGTGTCTCTGGATGTAGCATAGGTTCTTTATTGGCTTTATTATATATAGTAAATATTGAAAAAGAACTTGATATAGATATTAATAATATATTTAAAAAAGGAATAACATGTTTTAAAGAAAAATATAATTTTAGCGAAAATGAAGAAATACTAAGAGAACTGGTTTATTTACTTTTTGAAGACGATAATTTAAACATGTTAAAAGACAGATTATACATATCTTATTATGATATGAAAAAGGTAGAAAAAAAAATAGTACATAACTTTAAAAATAGGGATCATTTAATTGAATGTCTCATTAAAAGTAGCCATATCCCTTTTATTTCAAATAATGAATTTAAATATAAAAATAAATACATTGATGGGTTGACACCATACATTTTTAGAGACAACCAAAGACCTTCATTGCATATAATGTTAATTACATTTAAAAATTTATCTCGTATTTTTTTTAATTCAAATGAGGTAAATGCCAATTCAAGAATAATATCGGGCGTTGCAGACGCAGACGAATTCTTTACTTGCGGGAAATCAAATATGTGTTCGTATGTTAGAGAATGGAATAATAAGAGATATTTATTTATAAGAGGGAGAGAACTATGCTGTTTTTTTATTATTTGGTTCATTGAAATTTTAATTATTATAACAAAATATATACCTGATTTTGTAACGCGAACTACAATTTGTTGTGGATTAAAACATATTTTTAGTGAAACATATAAAGATATTATGTTTAAATTAGTAAATTAATATTTCGGTTTCCATTTTTTAAAATTACAATTATCGATACACGCTTCGACAGGAACGTTTAAGCAAAATTTGTTTGGGTATCCTTGTTTAATACACTTGTTATACGATTCATAACCTTCTCTCTTTTGTTTGTTAAGTATCAATAACCATCTTGATATGATATTCCATAATAATATTAATAACAAAATTGCAGCTGCTAAATTTATAATATTTTTAGATATCATACTATTAATATATGAAAATATTATCTTATTTTAATCATTAATTTTTTTGTTTGGTTCTCTTTTGTTTGGTTCTGTTTTTTAAACTTATTTTTTTGGTTTTTTTTGGTTTTTTTTGGTTTTTTTGGTTTTTTTGGTTTTTTTATATTCTTATTTCTACCCGGATAATACTTAAAATAATTATATAAAAACTCTTGATTATTTTTATCTTGTTTTAGTTTATCGTAATTTTTACTTTTAAATTCACGAATATCATGAATGGTATTCTGTTTACCATAACAATTAGTAACAAATCGTTTTAATAATCCGCGTTGCGTGGATTTATTTTTCATTTGCAATTTAAATAAATAATGAGCCATACATAAAAGCCTATCTTCATTATAATATGGTTTATTCATATATGAAAAAAGTAAATAAAAACTTAAAATAGTATCTACTGTCGCGATTTTAATGACTTTATTATTCAATTTGATAGTATTATAACTATAACAATTTATTGGTTTATATATATAACACATCGTTATATTATTTACACTTATCTCATAATGATTTGGTAATATATCATCAATCCCTTTTATTTTAATAATAACAACATTTTTTTCTCCAAAACTTTTTAATTTATCCTTAATTTTATTTACGCATGTTTTTGGATTTTCGCTTAGAACATCAAAATAAGGATTTTTCATGAATTGTCTTTTTGTTTTAGGCATGTTTGCACTTAATAAATTAAACGCATAACCTCCAAAAAATACTACGTCTTCGTCTATTAATAAATTTTTAATTATATTGAATAGATTTTTTTTATCATCTTCAAAATTAGTTTGAAAGTCAATTAAGTTACAATCTTTCTTTAAAATTGGGTATTGTTTATTTAATAAATTTAATCTTCCTAATACTTTTTCCCATCTGCTAACATCATTTTCTGGTTGTGATAATTCCGAATACATAGACATTCTTAAATAATTCGGAGGAGCATAATGTATTTTATTTAAAACCTTTGTATGTTTTTTTAGATTATTGAAAATATCTTTATGTAAATAAGTTATATCTGCTACAGGAACAAAATTTACAAATATTTTGAACGTTCCTTTATGTACGCCTGCTGTCGCCTGAACATCGCTAAACCCAGATTTATAAAATTTATTTGCTAATGTTCTTGTATCTTGTATTGGTTTTGTTGAAAAAAAATCATAATCAGGAATATAAAAATCATTTGTATAGAATTGTAAATTTTTTGGCAATATATTATTTATAGCAGTTCCTCCATAACAAATTAACTGTTTATCTCTTATAAAATTTTCTACTATTTTCATTATATCAGTGACCTCCCTCTTTTCGATTATTTTTTTTGTCATATTTTGTTCTGCCTTTTCAATCCCTTTATGTAATTGTTTACTTTCGATTGGTGTTAATTTTTCCACATTTTCAATTTCACTCATTATATAATATGATATATATTATATATAATATTACAATTTTTTATAATATATTACAATTTTTTATAATATATTACAATTTTTTATAATATATTACAATTTTTTATAATATATTACAATTTTTTATAATATATTACAATTTTTATAATATATTACAATTTTTATAATATATTACAATTTTTATAATATATTTACATTTCAAGTTGGAAATAATCTTCTTTAATTACTCTTGTTTCATACGATAATTCTTTTTTAGGAGGAGGAGGTTTTTTGATTAATACTGGTATGTGTCTTAAATGTTCAGGTTTTAATATAAAAGCAGAACCTTGATCATTAAACATTTTATTATAATAAATTAAATTATCATTAATATTTTGAAATGTCATAGCAATAAATTGACATCCGGCTGCTTTAATTAATTGTGGAGATGGATTTTTCATATTTATTTTTAAATCGGGATAGCACATTGTCATATTTTTTTTATTATAATTTATTAATTCTTGTAAATCGTGCGAATATTTAACATTATGAAACGGTATATTTCGCATAAACATTGAATTGCTTGTTAAATTTACATACTCGTCTAATTTAGTTTTAATTGGATTCGCATGCGATTTATCTACAATTATAACAACTTTATTTAATAAATCTTTTAATGACACTTTACCCATATTTTGTTTATTATACTCATAACTATATTTTTTACCTAAAATATTCCTTCCCAATTTTTCATTTAAACTATTTGCCATTTTATCAAGTATTTTTAAATTATTGGTCATTATTCTAAAATGAAGTATCATTGGATCGTTCGGATTCGGTGCATAACTCCCTGAAAATGCTTTTGAAATCGCAGTTAATGCAACTGAAAAGTCTATTTTATTATAACTTTCTTTAATATAATATTTATTTTCAGACGAAACTGCTATTACAGGATTGTCATTCATAGAATATATTTCAAAATCTAAACATCTAACACCTTGTTTAATACATGTTTCAAGAGCACATATATCAACAAAATCATTTTTAACGCTTCCTGTTGCACAACAGTTAAACGCAGTTTTTATATAATAATCCCTTAAATCATGCATATAATCGGAGTTACTTACATTTATATCCGAAATAAATGGGGAATTAATATAGTTTTTATTTAATTTACTACAATTTTTACTTTTTAGTGTTAATTTAGATTGGATCCATAATATTATTAAAATTGTTGTCATAACACATATTGTTAAACTTATACTAATGAACGACATTGACTTGGCGTGTTCTTTAATATATTTAACCATGTTTATTGTTTTTCCTTTTATTTTATTCTCCATTCTATTATAATAACTATTTATAATAATTATAATAAATAATTATTATAATTATTTATTATAAAGTTAAATATAATATTCATTATATATATTATGCCAGGTGGTCTATTGAATTTAGTTTCTTATGGAAATCAAAATATTATGATTAATGGTAATCCCACAAAGACAATGTTTAAAACTACTTATGCTAAACATACAAATTTTGGATTACAGAAATTTAGAATTGATTATGAAGGGTCTAAAACATTAAATATGACAGCAAGTTCACATTTTGATTTTAAAGTCCCGCGATATGCAGATTTATTAATGGATACGTATCTTGTAGTTCAATTACCGCATATTTGGAGTCCTATTATGCCTCCTACTTCGATTAAACCAGACGATTTTAATAGTTTATGGAGACCGTATGAATTTAAATGGATTAAAAACTTAGGAACACAAATGATAGAACGTGTTAGATTTACAATTGGTGGACAAGTTATACAGGAATATACCGGTCAATATCTTACTAATATGGTTGAAAGAGATTTTGATGATGCTAAAAAAAAATTATATTATAATATGACCGGTAACACAGCAGAATTTAATGATCCAGCTAATAGCGAAAAATCAAATAATATGAATCAATATCCAAATGCTTATTATTGTGAGCCACCAGATACTCCGGAACCATCAATTAGAGGGAGAAAACTTTATATACCACTGAATATATGGTTCACACTTTCATCAAAAATGGCTTTCCCCCTTACAGCACTTCAATATAATGAATTCCATATTGAAATAGACATAAGACCGGTGAATGAACTATTTGTTATTAGAAATATTATTAGTGATGAAGATTCAACTGCCACACGAACTGAGCAAGAAGCATTTGTCTATGGAACCAGTAATGAACATATACACATCTATGATAATAATTATTACCATAAACCGAATTTTAATGTTGAAAAAGAACAACTACATAGATTTATTCAACCGCCTCCAGATATTTCTTTAAATTATACTAATAAAAGAACCGATTGGAAAAACGATATTCATTTAATAAGTACATATGCTTTTTTAACTGAAGAAGAAGGAAAAGTTTTTTCTGAAAATTCTCACGATTATCTTATTAAACAAGTTTATCAACATGATATAAACAATATAATAGGACCACAAAGAACCAAAATAGATACAAATGGATTAGTCTCAAATTTTATGTGGTATTTTCAAAGAAATGATGTTAATATGCGGAACGAATGGTCTAATTATACCAACTGGGCTTTTGATTTTATACCCACTGATATATTTAGTCCCAGCGATGTAAGCGTTAATAATCCTAATGAGCAAGATATAGTAACGTGGAATGGGTATGGTTGTGATGGTATCACCCCTGAGAATGATGGCGATGGAACACCATCTGGTATATTAATAACAGGTAAATATGTTCCAGAAAATGAAAAAACTATTTTAAAAACATTAGGAATACTTTTTGATGGTAAATATAGAGAAAATCCTTTAGATGAGGGAGTATTTAATTATGTTGAAAAATATGTAAGAACATGTGGAAATGCACCAGAAGGACTATATTTTTATAATTTTGGAATTAAAACAAATCCAATGGATATACAGCCAACAGGAGCAGTAAACTTGAGTAAATTTAAAGATGTTGAATTCGAATATAATGTTATGACGCCAAATATTAGTGATGATAGTGAAATAACTGAAATATGTGATTCCAATGGCAATGTAATAGCAACACATAAACCTTTATGGAAATTATATGAGTATAATTATAATCTAACAATTTTTGAAGAGCGTTACAACATACTATCATTTATGTCAGGAAACGCAAATCTTAAATATTCAAGATAGATTAGTCATATAATTATAAAAATGTATTTTTATAATTATATATATATATATAATGAGCAATTCTCTTACATCAGGTTGGAATAATGACGCAAATAAAAATATTGATGCGATTCAAACAAAGAAAAAGGAGATACAGGAGAGTAAAAATGTTATCACCAAAAAGAAAAATAATTGGGGTAAATGGGGTGGGAGCATAGCGTCTAACGTTTTATCAACAATCATATTTGTTCTTGTAGGTTCTAATTTTATATTTTATACAAGTCTTTATGATAAAAGTAAACTAACTTTATTTCCAACAAATCAACAAGATTA